AAATTAGGCGCAGTTGTCCGGAGATAGTTCTGCCATCTTTCTGAGCGAGGTCTTTAATTTCTTCGTATACATCGCGGGGAACAAGCACACTTTTCCAACGTTGTGTATCCATAGGCCCCTCCTTATCTGCGATTATATGCGAATCTATGCGAACATACAATAAAAAAGGCCGTCTCCCCTCAATTCACACACAGAAGACGGCCTACCTATTCCGGAAATTACACTCTTATGATTACGGGACCTCGTTTTGACTAACAATGACTATGCTGTTCTCGTTTAAACCATCAACACTAGAGGATAGTCATTGAAAGCATTTCCGGCCGTTCACAGGCGGTTATCCCTGTGTTGGAAATTGCCCTTCAAGCAAAGGCAAGTGGTCCCAACCTCTACAGAAAGTAAACCACTGGTATGCGACATTGTCAAACTAAACTTTAGTCTAATAAAAAAGGGGCTTGAAGCCCCTTTTTTATCACATGTAAGCCACGCCGGGTTCACCCGCGTATTTTTCTTGCGTTAAAAGCCACTCGTATATCCTAGCTATAATTGTGGACTTCTTTGTTCTGGATGAGTCGTTCATTATAAAATGATTTTTAAGGTCTGAGCCTTGGACCCAAATTCCTCGGTAGCCATGAGAACTTCCAATCTCATAATGATCCCACTGGTCTGTCCCAGCAACACGAACTTCAAATTGATCTGGTTGTCCATCCGTGTACGTTCGATATTTAAAATCAATCATAATAATTTTCCCCTATTAAAAGTGCCGCCCCGAAGGGCGGCGGTTGATTAAACACTTAACTCTCTTTCAATCTCACGCAACTTGTCGTAGACCTCGTCCCATCCAAGACAGAACTTTTCATCGTCCCAACCTTCGTACTCAATCCAGTACGCTCGGTTGTCACCAAGATCATCAATGATGATTTCAATCCCCAACTTTTTAGCGAGCCGTTTGGCTTTACCGTAGTAAGGGTCGTACTTTCGCTTGGTCTTTTTTGGCGTGAACGCCTTATCTAAGACAGGCATTGAGAATACCCAACTAATATCGTCTCCAACCGTCACGCCAAACTTAGCGTCATATTTCTGGTTAGCCTTTTTCGCATATTCTCTTGCTTCAGCAAACGTCTTAAAATGTTTCCGCACAACAAACCCATCGGCCTTCATTGCGGCCATTCCTTTGCGGTAGATCTCTCGATCTTTTTGATTCCTCCGATTGCTCCCGTTAGAGAGAACGAAATACTCGTTTCCTTTTAAGACGTAGGATGGTTCGACAACGTCAAGTTTCGACTTGCGTAGCTTGGTCATAATGACCTCCCGTAGTTAATTGTTAAACATCAATGAGTTGGGGCTACCAACTCATCTGACATGATAAATCATGTATGCGATATTGTCAAGCATTAAAGTTAAACCGATTTGGTATTAGTCCCATATCAATATGATATTGGTTTAATGCCGTATGCGATTTTAGCAATGTTATAATGACCTTTCCAAAAAGGAGAAACACAATGGAGATCATTACGGAAGTAATCGTTACCAACGAACTGCCAAGGATTGGATCGGGGTATCGATACATTCGAGCGAGAATGGGTAACAAATGGGTACACGTTACTGATCTCGATGGAGAGAACCGCTCCAAACTTTCGATGAAAGTATGGAATGGAATCAAGAAGGGCCGAATCATCGGCACTGATGATGCACTGAAAAGTTTGCGGAAAGCAGATCGCATGATGAACCGCAGACCCCGGCGCAAATTATAAGGAAAGGGTGACAAAATGAATCTTAATTTGACTGATAAAGAGTTGTCTCTGGTATTGACCGCATTGAGCAAAATTTGGTGGGAAGAAGAAGGACATCTTCCTAAAGATCAAACATCCAAAGCGACGGCTAAAAGAGTTGAGCGCAAAGTCCAAAGAGCGCAAGACCATCCAGAAACTTTGTTTGAATAAATAAAATCCTGGAATTTACTTTATAAAAAAGCCGCCCCGAGGGGCGGCATGATGAGAGAATAGTAGTCATGAAAAAAAGCAGTTGCTTACTCTGCCTCTCCCCAACTAGGGCCGATCTCGACATCGCACTTGTTGGGTACCTCTAACGGTACCGCAGATTCCATTATCTTTGCAATTTGCAATGCGTCATTTTTATCTTCTACGGACATCGCCAGTTCGTCGTGAACCTGTATCAACGGCAGTCGTCCCATCTTGTATAAGTTAACCATCGCCTGCTTGGTCATATCGGCCGCAGACGCTTGGATCAATCTGTTCAGCGCCTTGTACGTGTACGCTCGTTTCAGCCGCGTCGTATCGCCATATTCCTTCACGGCTTCACGGTAAGGCAAAGCCTTGTTCATAGAGAAGCTGTCTGGCTCCCACAGATCGAACCGACATTTGCGTCCTAGTAGAGATCGGATCGAGCCTGACGCATCTTTCTCGTTCAACCTGTTCATCACGCCCTGCATCAGACCTTTTACAAACGGCACCCGCTCGTGATACTGGTTAATCAGTTTCTTAGCTTCATCCACTGGAATATCCAACTGGTCGGATAGCTTATTGACTCCCATGCCGTACATCATGCCAAGGTTAATCGTCTTAGCCTGCTTACGGCCGATGTTAGCCATCTCAGCCACCATCGTATGAAAGTCAGTATCGGGCTCGTCGTTATATCGTTGTACGAAGTCTTTAGCCCCCTGTAGCGGGATCCCTCGTGCTTTGCCGTAGACGTGTGCGTAGTGAACCAAGATCCGTGGTTCCTGTTGCGAGAAATCTATTGCCGCCCACTGCTCACCCTCTTCCGGCAAAAACAGACTGCGAATCATTGGCCCCAGTTCTGGGTCGCGAGCCGGTATCTGTTGCAGATTGGGGTTGGCCATCGACAGACGGCCTGAGACTGTTCCGCCGGCATCGGATCGGTTCTGATTGATGTGCCCGTGAATGCGGCCGTCCTTGCCGCAATATTTTAAAATGTTATTAATAAACGTGCCTGACGTTTTGTTCAGGTTACGTGCTTCGACGATCAGCTTTGCGAAGGGGTGTTGTTGTTCTGCAAGGAACGTCTTCGTAAACGAAGGCGAGCCTTTCTCCGTTTTAGGATACGCAATCCCGATTTCGTCAAACGCTTTGGATAGTGATTGTGCCGCCCAGATTTCAACGTTGAACCCCGCTAGTTTTTTTATTTCTTTATGTACCTTGTTCTCGCGTTTTAGTAACGCGTCACGGGTACGCTCAGTTTTGTCCATATCTACCCGTACACCACGGTAGGTCATTTCGATCAGACAAGGCAGTAGGTCAAGTTCCAAGTTAACGATATCCCACAACCCCTCCTTGCCAACTTCCACGCTCATGTAATTCCAGAGTTCCAAAGTAAGCTTTGCGTCTACCTCGGCATACGGTCCAACATACATGGCCGGCATCTTCCACATCTCTGCTTTCGGGTCGAGCCCGAAGGTACGTGCCGCCTCCACCAGATCTTTTTCAGATTTAGTTTTGCCCAATAAATCAAAAGCCAGTGCATTGAGGCTATAGCTGAACCGGTTCTCGTCTAGCAGACTGCCGACTAGCATGGTGTCGATCAGCCGGCCATTGAGTGTGAAGCCTTCGCGCTTGATCCAACCGGCGTCATACTGCGCGTTGTGCATAATTTTGTCGCACGGCAGTTCAAAAACTTTTTGTAGCCACTTGCTTACAATTCTTTTGTCTAAGTTACCCCCGCCTTTATGCCCTACAGGAATATAGCCAGACCAGTTCTCGGTCGCGACAGCGTAGCCAACGACTTCACCGTTACCTGTCGCCCAACCCGCGCCCATCATTTTAAGATCAGGGTCGCGTGTTTCGACGTCGATAGCGATCTGCTTGGCAGAACTCAGGTCGGGTAGCTCGGCCGGCGGCACCCACTCAGTCTTTGGCGTAAACATCGCCATTTGTAAACTCATTCTGTGTCCTTCATATCATCGACAGCGTCGAAAAAGTTATCTGCAATCTCGCCGCCTAAAGCCGCGTATCCCGCAATATCTGTCCAAGAGTCTCTATGATCGGGCACTCGGCACAAGCGGCTCATCTTGACTGCGATCATGCACAGCACCACCTCTTCTGGCCGCACGTCAACATCCAGAATTGCTGACCACATATCTGCAATGCGTTGATGATTGGTGAGCGGATCACCATAAACCTCGTCGCGTATCGCAGAAATCATTTCTTCTGCGTCTCTTAGCACCTCTTCGCGGTTCATAGCTCGTAACTCCTTGCTACGTCTTCTGGTTCAACAATAAACAGGTTTTCTCTGGCCCGTGTGACACCCACGTAAAACACGCGATGTAGATCGTCTGGATTGCTTCGTGCCGCCCTTTCTGCGGCTGGAGATAAATCTGTAAAAAGTACAACGTTATCTGCCTCACCACCCTTTGACCCGTGGATCGTGGACACCGTAATGCGGGGCTCGCCATTGAACTTCTCACCACGACGCAGTAACGCAATGATGTACGCACGATCTTGCTCCGGCAGTTTGTCCATTGCGACGTGCCAGATCATTTCTTTGTCAGCATTCAAGCCGTGATCCGCGATCAGCGTACTGAGGTCAACCAGATCCTCATCCAGAACCGCAGGCAGTTTCTTAAACCCACGCGTGATGCGATCCTTCGCGCTCATAAAACTGTAGATGTTACGCGCTGTCTTGCCTGATACCTCACGGCCTTTGCGTAATGCTTCCCAACCGTTGACGGCGTCAGCCACCTTTTCAGAAATAGAACGGTGTCCGCGATAGTTAAACAGGTAGCCGTTTGACTTGAGGTCTTTAGCTAC